ATATTATTATTTAGAAAAGAAATGAGTAACGGTAGCATTATAAGAGCTGCTTATTTTACAGCATTGAAACTAAGGATGCCTGTTTATCTAGCCCTTCCTTGTTTAAGGGCATACTGCATTGATTATTTTAGACACTGCTCGCGAACATATTCCTGGAGACCAACCAATTGGCGAGTAACGCTATTTATTCTACGTCTGAGTATGAAATAATCCCGTTCAGCGGCGTAATTAAGTCGGGGGCCGGTGCCATCATCCATGCGGGTGGTGCCGGACGCTCCGTTCGCGGGGCAGGTGGCGTTAAGCTGCAACCGCTTACGGCCAGCAGCCACATCGCGCTCAAGCTGAGCAATATTTTTCTGAGCATCCGCTAAGTCCTTCGTATATTTCGCATCAAGAGCCGCTACGTCGCGCTGACGGCGCTGCATATCCTCAATGTCATCTTTAGCCAGTTTTAATTCACGATTAACTTTGGTTAAAGATGCCTCTGCTTTTGTGAGCGAGGCCCGGTAATAAAGCGCGAATCCAACAGCTGCTAGGAAGAGTAGCGGCTTCCACCATGTCCGAACAAAGCCCCATAGCGCAGCCATCAGAGCACCCGGCGCGCTGCCGCATAGCGGGCCTGTCTGTCTTCCAGCCCGTTCTGCCCGCCGTTAATAATCTGCGTGACGCGCAGCACATCGCCCGGATATTTGAGGCAGCCTTTGCTGGTATAGAACCATGCTGCAGAGCGCGCTGCGGTGGCGTCTTCGGAAAGCAGTTCCGGCGAGCTCACAAGGTCGAGTTTCAGCGCGGCGCCGCAGTTGTGGTAATTTTCGAGCCCGGTGATCTGGATGAGCCCGCGTCCGCGATATTTCCAGCCATCACCCGGGGCGTTATTACCGAGGCGCTTGCTGTAAACCAGATTGGCAATCGCGCGCTGACGCTCAAGGGGGAGCACCTTTTCATACGTGCGGCGGCCCAACATGTTGGCCTGATCCTGAGTTAGCCGGCCAGCCCGGACAAAACCGTTCAACCCTGCGATGCTGTAGTTGAAGCTCTCCACCAGCCTGGTAAAGCCAGTGCTTTCATGGCCGACCTGCGCAATGAACATTGCCTGAGCGACCGGCGCAGTGATGCCGTACTCGCACATCGCCGCGTCAATGTGCGGAAACCAGCGCACAGTTAAGCTGGCGCTTAAACCAGCCGCCTGCTGAAATTGTTGTTGGTTCATTCGGGCCTCAGTACCTGAACAGACGCGCTACGTTGCCCCGGGCACGGAACACGGCGGCGCAGATGATTAAGTTGATGATGACCGACGCCCAGTGTGTGTGGACGTAAAAGTCGAAGGCGTAGCGAAACGGCACCGAGGCATACGCCAGAATAATCAGGTATGCCAGCCACGACGCCCACCAGCGATGGCGGGCACCGGGCTTACGGAACAGCATCAGCCTCAGCACAATGGCCGAGCACGTCGCCACGTTGGTCAGCACCAGAGGATCACTTATTACCATTGGCTCCCCCTCTCCATCGCTGGAACCACTGCGCGGGGTCTTGCTGGCTGGCGAACGTCAGGATTTTAATCGTCAGCGCAGAGAGGATAACGGCCCCCAGTGCATCAAGCGGCTTGTCGCTGTATTCCGTCCAGCTGGCAAGTTTGGAGCCCACCAGTCCGGCACCGTAAACGCCAGCGATATACGAAACAACGAAATAGGCCGCGCGTCTGATCAGCGTTAGGTCTGCCGCGGTGGCAACATAAAAGACCGCACCGGCAAACGCGCCAAAAATTACACCGTAATCTGTGCCGGTCAGCAGTCCGTAGATGCTTGCACCAGTAAGCGCAGCCCCTGTCGCGACAGTTCCCGAAACCGGATCGGACATTTAGCCCCCTCTATATGCTGTGCATCCTCTCTGAGCGAGGGGAAATGTGAACGGTAATTAATATAAGGTTACGCGGATATATTTGATGATGATTTTTATATTGGATACATTGAATAACAAAAAGGCCACCTCTCGGCGGCCTATTTAAAAATTAGTTACTTTAATTAGATAGTCTGGACCTAATCTTTTCAACCACGGTTTCTTTAACAGCCTTACACGCTTCGAAATAGCTATTATCACCGCTATTAAAAGGAATTTCCACGCAGCGATTACCTGGATGTATTTCAATAATGATGCTGCGCCCTTGCTGATACATTCGAATATCAATACTTTCCCAAGAGCCACCGTTAGTATTAATGTCAACTACGGTTTCAAGTACAAAGGATACAGAATTCCTTGCATCAAGAACTAACTCATTTACAGGCTGAAGTCGAGAAAGGCCCTGTTCATTACAGTTAGTTATTCTTGCAAATGGATAAGTCCTATTACCATCAGACCAAACCTCTCTGCCTGTAGATAAGGAATTCCTGTATTGCGTGAGAAACTCACCCGCTTCTTTACGCATAATTTGTGTCAGGTTATTAAGTTTATCCTCAACATCTTGTCTTGCCTGAACAATATCGTCAAATGTGATATGCATCATTCTTCACTCTGTTGCTTGGGGAGATAGTAGCATCTCATTACCCTCGAAAAGTTTGAATGTTATAGAGCTGAATTTTTGATCGAAGCTAAGTTTACGCTACAAAATTTAAAACCCGCTCAATGGCGGGTTCTGAACGGTAGATATACAACGCCCATCGTTAGAAAAATCCTACCCAATTTTTTTGAATTTAGCAAGCATCGTGTCGCTAAAATGTTTAATCAGGCTTCTAACGTGTGACTTCTCGCAGCATTTTTTCCGCGAATGCTTCTTCCTGCCAGCATTTCGTCACCAGCAGATTAATGACGTCAGCAAACCCGCTGTACCACTGGTAATCGGTCATATCAGGCACCAGCACCTGCACCTGACGGCGCGCCAGAGTGGTGGGAAGACGTGCAAACCCTTTACCGCCACATCGTTCACACAGCTTTTGCACCGGCACGCCGTGTAACTCGGTACGCTTACGGTCAAGCGCCGTTCCCCGTCCCGAGCAGTCCCGGCAGGCCGTACTGATAACCCCTTTACCACCGCAGTGATTACAGAGTTCTTCCACTTCCTCTACCCATCAATGACGCTCTTCTTTATTAACCGCTCAATGGCGGTGCATACGTCGGTATGACGTGAACCTACAAGCGAGGCTATTTCCCGGCTGGACATAAAAAGCTCCTGACCTGCCAGCGCCGCATGATGCTTAGGGCAAAATGAAATCGGGTGTGTCTGGTTCATAGGTTTCTCCATCTGTCAGGCGGCTGCACCCGCCACAAAGTTACTGATCGTTATTTCCACCTTCCCTTTGCTGGTTACCGGGCCCCATTCCACCAGCATCTTTTTCACCTGGCTGTCGTCCTCCCAGACATGGGCCAGCGTCAGCGCATCGAAAAGTGCCTTCAGATAGTTATCCAGATCGCGGCGTTTCCGGTCAGGCGGATAAAGCACCACCTCCACCGCCAGCAGGCTGGTGACAGGCCTGGGTATGCGCCGCAGTTGCTCAACAACTGCCGCTGCGGCATTGCTCTGATATTTGCGCCCGTCGGCGCTGACAAGGTGACGGCCTTTTAGCGGCCCCTTAGTCGGGGCGCGCCAGTAGCTGTTAACACTGGGAGGGAATGGCAGGATGAGTTTCATATTCATAACCCTCCCTAAACCGCTAATTGCAGCTGCATTACAAGCTTATCCCTCTGCTCGCAATAGCTGAGTGAGCCGGGACTGTTAAAGGATTCGATACGTTCAACAAGCACAGCGGCTCTGGTTTCTTTGGAAGCTGGCGCGTAGGCTCCTGACCAGGCTTTATCAATCCCAATATTCCTTGCAACGTTTGTGCTGTCGGCACTGGCAAGTGGTAGCTTTGTAAAAATGAGCGGGTTCAGCATGCGCAAGCCGTGCAGTTTCGTTACTGGTTGTCCGAAATCATCCGTTATATGACGTATGAGGTCTTTTATGCGTGCCACAGCCAGATTCGGACTTTTAACGTCATATTCTCCGCAACTACCAATTGCCACCCGCGGATAGTGTTTGCAGAGGCGAATAAAGCGATCATCGCTCTCGTTCATGTGCCAAACAGGAACCCCGAAAAAGGCACCATGTGGCCATTCATTGAGTAAAGCCTCATTCTCAGCTTCACCACCATCGATCACGTCCGGGATGATTGCAAAATCGAAACCGGGATGATTTTTCCAGCGTGCTACAAATTCGTAATAATCTCGCCAGTCGATTTTGTTACGTCCTGCAGCCTTCCATGCAGTGAATGCACCATTGTCCAGCGCGAATGACTGGCAATATTCAGATACAAGGTTTATTTGGCCCGGATGTGCAAACGAGACAAAGGCATGCCTTCCTTTCCATGCGCGAATGGCGCAGGTATCAGGAGTGATTGGTCCACCGTGATAATGGATCAAGATATCCTCCTCAGCCTTTCAAGAAACAATACAGCCTTAGCTTTCGCGTTCTCATCACCAGCAACCATCGCGCGCAGCAAAGTAACTGCCTCATCTTCTTTGGCCCTGCCGTTGATGGTGATGCCGCGGGCGACGCCTTTTGATAACGATATGGCGCCTTTCTTCTCCAGCTTACGCAGCATATCGGTCGCAGCGTTGGGTGAAGCGGCCCCCATAAGCTGGGCCACTTCTTTCTGCGTCGGCGGGTAACCGTTTCGTCTCTGGAAATCCGCGAGCATATTCAGCACCTCCTGCTGGCGGGCGGTCAAAGCAGAGGTGGAATTCATGCCGCTTTCTCCCGCGCGCCAGCCATTTCGCGAATGGAGGCTCTAAGCTGCCGAATGTTCCGCCAGTGCGTGGTGTCAATTGCCCCGACAACCAGCAGAAACTCATCCATCGCCAGGCCATGCTGCTCTTCAGCTTCGCGAGCGACCGTCGCAAGCCGTTCGTGCATGTCTTTCCGCTCCGCATCGTCCTGAAAAACAAAATCATTGAGGGCCATAAAAGCACGCAGCTTGACGCCGTTGTGATGCTCTTTAATCAGCGACTGCGCGCGCGAAATGACGTCTGCGGTCACCGTCACCAGCATCGGGCTTTCTACGGAGTCCGCGGCCCAGCTGTGAGCAAAGCGGGATTCATGGAACGCATACGCCTCTTTGCTGCCGAACGCCGCGCAAGCACAGGCCCATACCTCAACGCCGCTTCGTTCCAGGATGTCGGCTGCTGTCAGTGGCAACTCTGTTTCAGCAGCCTGCAGTTGCGGCTCAGTTTCTGAATGCGGATCTGTTTCATCCTCATCAGGTTCCAGGCGGTTACTCATCAGAAGGCGTTCAGCCTGACGGCGTATCTGTGCAATAAACGCGTCGCCGTGCGCTTCCAGCTCGTCGCGGCTGATGTAACTCATTGCCGGGCCGCGCCAGGTCCTATCGAATACCGCAATGGCACCCGCAAAAAACGCGCCGGACGGGATCTGCTTTTCGTCTTTAGGTACAAACCAGGACGGAAGATCGAAACCGATGCGGCCACGGATAAAGGCGATGTGATCCGCGTCTTCCGGCCACCAGACCTCGCTGGTGGCCGCTTTAATCAAAAAGACGTACCGCCCGCCTTTTTCCCGCATCTCGCTGGCGTGCTGCATGATGTAGCGCATGCCGGTGATGTACTGACCGTCGTGCCTGGACGCGCGACTGTACGGCGGGTTGCCGAACGCGGCGCCGTTGAGCTCGGCCAGACGCGCGGACCAGTCCTGCGTCAGCGCGTTATCTTCCGCTGTGTAATAAGCCTCACATTTGGCGTTCTCGCCATCAGAGAACAGGTCCAGTACGAGCGGGCCGAACATGGCGTTGATGCCCCAGAAAATATTGTCCGGCGTGCGCCACTGATCGCCGACTTCCTTAAGTTCGTGAGCCGGTTTGCTGCGCAGCGCCGCCAGCGCCTGGTTATAA